TTTTAAAAAGGTTTTTTATGGCACAAGAAACAACAACGCAAGAAAAGCGTAAGAGAGGGCGACCAAAAGGAAGCAAGACGCAAGTCAACCCAATAAAAAAGGAAGCAAAAAAAATGTTGTTATCTGGGTTAAGACACGCAATTATTAATATTAATGCCTCTAATATGCCTTTAGAAAAAATAATTGAAGAAAGTTTAAGAAACGATTTTAAAGGCACTTTAAAAGCATATAGTTCTATTTTACCTAAAGATATAAACTTGACCGCAAATGGCTCTATAAGCTCCACTCTAAGCTTAATAAGCGATAAAATAGAAACATATAAAGATAATGTAATTGATATAACCCCAACCAAAGAAGCAGGAACAAAGCTAGAACAAATAGAGAACAAAACAAGAACAAAATAGCAAAATACCCCCCCTTTGTTCTGCCACTCGCCCTCTACATGATAATATATATACCCCCCTCTCTAAAAAAATTCTATATATAGTACCCCCTAAAAAAATTTTTCTATATATTGACAAACTTTGTAAAATCGCTAAATATGGCAACATAGGCAGAATTGTGTTGTAAATATATCTCCCTTCCTTTCAACAACTATTAATAAAATGGGTTTATGACATATTGCCTTGCAAGGTGGGGTGGCAGGTTTTTAACATACCATTTTCCCCTGTTACCCCATATAAAAAGGAAATATATGAGCAACGAACAATTAGCTGAAATACTTGCTGAACTCGCTTTAGACCCTGTAATGTTTGTCGAAACAATGTTAGATGTCAAACCTGAACAATGGCAGCGTGAGTTTTTGCGTAATGTCATGGATAATCCCAGATGTGCAGTTAAATCAGGTCATGGAGTCGGTAAAACAGCAGTATTGTCGTGGCTTATCTTGTGGTGGTTACTCACTCGTCACCCATGTAAAGTGGTATGTACTGCCAACACCGCACATCAATTATCAGATGTGCTATGGGCAGAAGTGAAAAAATGGGGTCGTAGGCTGCCAGAAGCATTTTATCAGCAGCTTGAAATGAAATCGGATAAAATTAATTTAGAAGGTGCTAGTGATAGTTACGCTGTGGCTCGTGTGAGTCGTAGAGAAAATCCAGAAGCGTTACAAGGATTCCACTCTGATAACCTTTTATTTATTATAGATGAAGCCTCTGGTGTAGATGATATGATATTTGAGGTTGGTGAGGGTTCGCTTTCAACACCTAATGCGAAAGTTGTGATGACTGGTAATCCAACACGAACTAGCGGCTATTTCTTTAATGCCTTTTCCGCAATGCGTGATAGATGGACATTGATGACAGTTGCTTGTAAGGACAGTTCGCAAGTTGCACCTGAATATATTGAAGATATGGGAATAAAATATGGTGATGACTCGAATGTGTATCGAGTGCGTGTCTTAGGTGAGTTCCCTCGTGCAGAAGATGATACAGTTATTCCGCTATATATGGTGGATAGTTCTTTAAATAGAGATGTGCAAGTTGACCCCTATACTCCTGTAGTTTGGGGTTTAGATGTCGCCAATTTTGGTAGTGATAGAACAGCCCTATGTAAAAGGCGTGGCAATGAAGTCGTAGAGCCAATAAAGACATGGCAAGGCAAAGATTTAATGGAAACTGTTGGCATGATAGTCCAAGAGTATGAAATGTGTAAATATAAAGATAGACCAACAGATATTATGGTAGATACCATAGGTATTGGGTCTGGTGTGTGTTCACGATTGACAGAACTTGACCTTCCTGCCAGACCTATACAAGTTAGTGAAAGTCCTAGTATGCGTGAAAAATATATGCGTTTGCGTGACGAATTATGGTTTAGGGCGAGAGAATGGTTTGAAGGGCGTGATGTGTATTTAGTTCAAGATGACAAGTTAATAGAAGAACTTATTGCGCCTCGTTTTAAAATTACAAGTGCTGGAAAAATAAAAGTTGA